TGTTGATAATAATAATCATGGCAGGCATTGTATGATTTTTGAAGATCATCTACATCTTTTTCGCATAGCATATTGACCCATGCCTTTGTCGAAAATGAATGAAGCTTCTTTACGATAGCCTGTTGCAGCTCCATCATTTGTCTGACATAAGGATCTTTACTGTTAGAGTTTTCCTGAATCTGTTTATTTAAAATACTCTGACATTCCTGAACTTCTTGATACCACCCATCGTCACAGAAATTACTTCCGTTTATTATTTTCAAAATAATAAGCATATTAGATACAGGTGTCATTTTACTGTCAAATTTCCCACTGCATTAATAATAGCCATTATCCTCAATTGCCTGTGTTTTCTGACTTGTCTGATAATAAACAGCGCCACTAACACCAACAACTGATAAAAATACGATGAGCCCAACAATGATATTTCTTGTCGTCCATTTCTTAAAACGCATAATTTATCCTCCCAAATAATTTTTTAATAACTAAATATCATCAATGTAAAAAACACTGATGATATCAAAGTTAATATACGCTCTAAATAAATTAACACTTTTTATATCGTGCTAAACTGTCTGGCTCTTTTTCTTGTCCAAATATAATGGCACATGCACTATTAACAGAAGAAATAGCTAAAAATGACATTAAAAACGCAAATGAATTTAGAAAAAATTTTTTACCATTTTTCATATTTAAAAATCTCCTGGTATATTGTAATTGACCCATCTAAGTAGTCATCTACAATATACATTCCTTTCTATCAATCTTATTTATCCGTGATTGATTACGGTCTCGCTATTTTGTAATATTGAAATATGTGAATGTGGATTTGTATTTTTCTCCTTGTGGCTCGACTACTTTTGAAAGGATCTTACCACACCTTATTCCTAAACAGTGATTAGTTAGATGAGTCTTTGAATTCCTATTTTGAACCAGGTTTTGTGGTTTAAGTGTTGTGGACACCATTTCACATAATTTACTTTGAAAGGATTTTTTACATATGAAATTAATTGGCATCGACATTGGAAAAAACAAACATTTCTTTTGTATCATGGATCAACAAACTGGTGAGATTATCTTTCAGCCTGTTTCTTTTTCTAATGACAAAGAAGGTTTTGATTTCCTAATACAAAAAATCAATTCTTATCCAAAAGATTCTGTACTTATTGGTATGGAAGATACGGGACATTATCATTTTGCTTTGTTGAAATACCTTCTAAACTTGCAATATACTGTTGCTTTAATTAATCCTAAAACAACTGATTTCAATCGTAAGATGCAAGGTGGTATTACTAAAAACGATAAACTTGATACAATTAATATCTGTGATGTTCTTGATACTCCTGAGCGTAAAAAACAATATCGTATTTCTAAAGTCAACAGTTTTGATCTTTATGAACAAAAACAGCTGACAAGACATCATCACAACTTGAAAGAAGAAGAAAACGTCTATAAGAATCGTCTTCAAAAATGTATCGATATCGTATTTCCTGAATTCAATAAACTGTTCAATTCTAAATATAGTACTGTTTATATGAATATTCTTAAAACGTTTGGCAGTGCTGAAAATATCGCCAATACGGATATCAGAACCATCCGTAAATGCTTTGAAATCGAAGGTAGAGGCAATCGTATTTCTTTAACTCCTGAAAGACTTAAAGAATGTGCCAGATCTTCTATTGGTATTTCTTCATCAGCAGAAGTTATTCAAATAAAACATTTAACCGCTCAAATAGAACTTATTGAAGAACAGTTAACTGAAATAGATAAAAAAATAGAAGAGTTCTCCATCCAAAATAACTCTCCTATCCTATCCATACCAGGAATATCTCACTTCTCTGGTACTTCTATTCTAGCGGAATTAGGAGATATAAGCAACTATTCTAAGCCTTCTCAAATCATTAAATTTGCAGGAGTTGCTCCTTTACACTATGAATCAAGTCAGTTCAATGCACAACATACATCTATTACCAAGAAAGGATCCAAATATTTAAGGAAGACCTTATATCAGATAATACTTCCTGTAATAAAACACAATCCTGTGTTCAATAAGTATTATCAGTTAAAGATTTCTCAGGGCAAAGGTCATCGTTGTGCTCAAGGACACTGTGTAAGAAAGCTGCTTAGAATCATCTATCATCTTTTAAAAACGAATCAACAATTTGATCATCAACTGTTAAGATAACACTTTAAAATTTTAAAAAATGGCCTTTCGAGGTCTTTTTCAGCATGTCCAAAATTACAAATCACTATTCACTTTTCAATGTTCTCTTACATTTCTAACTGAAAATTCAAATTTTTAAATATTTTCAAACTTTTTCATAAAATCACTTGAATTTTATATAGTTAGCTCTCAATCCAAATAAAAAGAACGGATATAAATACCCGTCCTATTCTCCGCTTTCTTTTATTACATCTTTATAGACGTAAGATGCAATTTCTTTTTGCTCATCAGTCAACGTTGCGTATCCATCTGCACCTTGACCGTTAGCTCCATAAGTGATACTTACTTCAACATTATCTTCAGCATTAGAAGAAATTCCTAATTCAGTAATATACCCTTGATAGTATTTTGATTTATATTTACCACTGTTTGTGCTAGAACCTGGTTCAGCTAAATTTACTTCCCAGCATTCTACAAGTTTGTCATTTAGCATTGCTGATTCTAATTTATCAATCATCTTATCCCCTTTAGGCAATAATGATGTGCTTGTGATTTCAATTTCAGCAGCACCAGGTGTACGAACATTTCCATCTTTCGTTTGTGTAGAATCAGCATCTTTAGATGTTGTTCTTTCATTTTCAGTTACAAAAGCTAAAGCACCTGCGTTTTCTATTTTAGAATCTTCTGCCACTCTAAATAAGTAGACAAGTTTTTTACCTGAAATTGTTTCAGGACTTTCATCAGCAAATAATTGCAAATCAAATTTATTGATCACTTCTTTTTCCTCCTTTACTAGAAGATTTGAATTCTAACTCTAACACAACATGCATAAGTGGTGTCTTAGTTGTCGTATCTTCCAAAATTCTTTGTTCAATATTTCTAATTTCCCACTTGTAATTGCTCGTGTATTCCAATCTTCTTACAATGTTTTTTATTTTTAATGCCATATTAGAAACAGTGCCTCTTTTTTTAGGTGAGTCATTCCATATGTGAATGGTTTGATACACGTTATTGAAGATGGCTGTTTTATTGCTATAGTCATCAGTTTGTTGACTGTCAGCAAGATAAATAAAAGGATATGTTGTTTTTTCAGGTGGCATAAAGCCATCAAAAACCATATCCCGATATTCTTTTTTTAGCGTTACTAACAGGTAACTGAATAATTCTTGTTGAGGATCCATAACACACCTCATTTCATTAATTTCTTTAGTTCTCTTTTGAAGATTTCTTTTTGAATGTTGAAAGATGGCCTTACAAAGGGCTGGGCCGACATGAGTCGTGTTCCATATTCCGGGTAAGATGCATAGCTGGTTGTTGGTTCAACCGTTGCTGTTAAATTCAAATCAGTAAATGTACATCGAATACTTCTCTTTGTTGTGCCTGTCGAGTATCCTTTAACAAAAACTGCATTTCTTGTCATTCGCGATTGCAAATCCGCACCATTTTTCTTAACAACAGTTCTAGCATCATCAAGAGTTGCATTTTTCTTTAGTTTGGCTTCTAATTCTTTAATGCCTGTAATATTTATACCTCTACCCATTTTGCACCTCATGAACGATAAACGACTGTTTATTTCTAAGCTTTCTAGAATAATCCGTTTGATAAATTTTATCATTGATTCTAATTAAATCATATGATTCATCGTAATGATTTTGTATATGGATGGTCTTACTTCCTTGCTTGATAGAGCCATAAACAACTCGCATTGTTTCAGTTCTTGTATCTATGACAGAAGCCATTGCACGAGTTTCTTTTGTTGTATTCTCTCCATAATCTCCGGTAGTAGGATCATACTCACCTTGTGTAACTTTTTGAAAATAAATAGGAGTGTCATATCTCATAAGAATTTGACAACTCCTTTTACTTCGTTCTTTTTATTTTTCCAAACTTCTATATCATTTAGATACCCCTTGAAATCATTGTCACTGAATGACATGGTTTCTCCTTCAACGGAATGACTTGTGACTCCTTCAGAACCAATCTTGTTATATCTAACAATTGAAACTTCAGTAACAATATATTCTAATTCAGTTGGTACTTCTTCAACATCCAATAGTGTTTTTAAACGATTAGTAGTAAGACGAATAATCACATCTAATGTTTTGTTATACTTTTCATCAGAAAAGCCTAACAACGCTGTTACATCATCAATGATTGCCATAACTATTCACTTTTAGCTTTTTTAGTTGTTTTCTTAGGCGTTTGCTTTTCATCTTCTACTTTATCATTTTCTTCAATATTTTTTTCTTCATCCTCAATATAAGTGATGAGTGGTGTTTCTAGTTTATTTTTTGATGTTGCTAATTCAATGATACGTTCCCTAGATGGTTCAAAGCCATCTCTAGGGTACACATCACCAGTATCATAAATATGATCATCATCTGTTAAATCAGAAAATCTTTTAATTGCAACATACATTAAGCAGCATCTCCCGGAGTGATTGTTCCTTTGAATACGCCATCAACATATTCAACGAAGAATTTAACACCACACATTAATAATGTTTCAATTGTTGCATTGTCTGTTTTAGAAGTATGAACCATACCTACTAGACCTGTTGTATCACTTGTTAAGCCAAATGTATCAGCAACATCCCCATTGTTTGTTGGGATATAAGCACCCGCAATGTTTTCTTTGGCAGTACCATATACTGTACCTTTTTCTAATTCAGGTGAAACGATGACATCACCTAAACCTAAGAAATTCTTTAAGTATGTGAATCCATAAGCAGTTTGTAAAGTGATTTCTTTTGAACCTAAATATTCAGCAATATCATCTGTAGATACAAAATAAATAGGTGTAACTGTTTCATCTTTATAATGTTTAACTAATTCTCCCCACACTGCAGATAAGGCAGATTGTAAAGTTTTACCAGTAGCAGTACCAGTACCTTCTTTTAATGTAGAATAGAAAGTCTTTTTGATTTGTCCTTGAATGACACCGACCATTTTTTCATCAGTTTGATTGATAGCAATATTACGTCCTGAACGTTGAATTGCTTCGGCAGTAGTTGATTTACGATATTTTTCTAATACTAGGTCAATATCTTTGACTTTCTTTCTAGTTACTTTAGTTAAACCGATTGTTTCACCTTCTCCAACTTGAGGAGCAACTGTGCCAACCTCCATTTTATAGATTTTGATTGTTGTTCCTGAAGACATTGGTGTTAATTCAGTAACCCCTAATAAATCTTGTAATTCATTAATATTTGAACTGATTCTAGAAGTATAATCGATAGAAATACCTGGTTCTAAATCAGTTGTAACTGTTGTATTTGTTGGTGCAGCAAATAATTGTAAATTGAATTGTTTTCTCATATAGTTTTCTCCTTTTTTTATCTAAATAATTCAGGATGTTCAGCCATTGCTTTTTGACGTTCAGTTCTATTTTTAATTTTTAGAATATCTTCTTTTGTCAACTCTTTTGAACCATCCTTTAATCGAGGTGTTTTTCCTCTTAAAGCTTCAACCACAGCTTTTTGAACAGCGTCATTGAAGTTTTTAACAAAGTTTTCTACATTTGCTTTTGTTGTTTCAGCATCTTCAGCTACTAGATTTACTAATAATTCATCATTAACAACGATTTTCGAATCGTTTAAGATTCCTCTGGCAACCTTTGTCATTGCTCCAATAGCTTTTTCTTTTTCATAACCGGCGATTTTCTTTTGGAGTTCTTCCATTTCATGTTTTCTTTTTTCTTCTTCGGTCATGTTTTTTAATCGTTCAGCTTCTGCAGCTTTTGCGCTTTTTTCTTTTTGTCTTTTTTCCCATTCAGCAAATTTTCGATTGATGATGTTGTTTACATCTTCGTCAGTGTATTTTTTGTCATCATTTCCACCATCTCCTGATTTGTCTTCAGGATCATCGTTGCCTGATTCACCATCTCCGCCTTCTTCAGCGAATAACTGTAAATTTAAGTTTCTTTTATGGGATAATAATTTTTCTAATTCTTTTTTCATTTTTATTTCTCCTATCCGTATCTTTTAGAGAGTTACACGCCTGCTCTTTTCCGTAGCTTAAAGTTTCCACGCCTGACTCATCCATATCTTTTAATGTCGTAAATGCTTGGACAAAATAAAAAGCACTCATTGTAGTGCTATTCTTTGATTTCTAATTGTACATAATCAGGGTAAGTATGACTTACCTCTCTACATCCAATTACAAAGCCATTAACTAATGTAATTGCTTTACATGTTGGATGATATATACCTATATATCCTTCTCCTTTTTCTAGAAAAGTGTTTATTTTGTTTGGTGTCAATTCTTCCAAACTATAGCAAAGCGTTTGTAAGAGTGTGGAAATTGCAGAACATACAATATCTTCACCACATATGTTGTAATTTGCATGACCAACACATTTAACTGCTATATGTTCTTTAGAGATTCCAACTGTAATTTTAATCATATAAATTCCTCTTTTAGAAAATAAAAAAGCAATCATCCTCGATTGCCATATTTCTTCTTATTCCGTTCTAATGATTTGGTTTTGGATTTAGGTGGTGGTACGTAGCAGTCATATTTCTCATGACGAATGCGTCCGCATATCATACACATGTATTGAATTTTCTTAACAATTATGTGTCTTTTCTTATCGAAATATTGAACAGTATGATATTCAAATTCTTGATGAAAATGGTGTCTCAACCCTTCCGCCATTAAAATACCTCCTCTCCTTAAAGTTCCTTTTTAAGCTTCTTTAAAAGATTCTTAATTCTAAAATTAGCTACACCATAAAATACTAAACTTAATAAAACGATTGATACTTGAATCAATAACGGACTTAATACAAT